AGGAGGTGGAGGGGGCACAGGTGGTAGCGGTGGCGGGATTGCTTGGTTATGAGCACCACCAGTATAGTTTAATGTAAATAAATATTTTTTTAATATTTTTTTACCTAATTTACTTGTTATATTAACTTTTCGATTAGTTAAAGGGTTTATAATTTTTGTATACATCTTTGTATATTATATATATTATATTATTAAATTATTAAATTATTTAGTATGAAATATTTATAATAGTAAAAGCCAATGTGTGAAACTGGATATTTTTTAGTTCATGTTGGAATCGACGATTGGAACCAAGCCTATTTTACAAAAATAAAATTTGTTATTATTAAATATTAAATTATTATTAAATATTAAATTATTCAATTTTATATTTAATAATTAATTCTTTTCTACATATTGGACATCTATTTGATTCTTTTTTCCATTTTTTGATACAATCTTCACAAAATTGATGATTACATCTACTTATAATATTTGATTTTTTAAAACAAATTGGACAATCTTCGACATCCTCGTCTGGTAATAATTTAACTTTTATTTTTAATATACTATAATCTATGTAACCATATTCTTCATTTATTTCAAATGAATAATTATCATTTATTTTTATAATTAAATTTGCAAATTCAATAAAATTATTTTCACAAACATATCTGAAAATTTCGTGATCATTTTGTGTTATACTATTAATATCAATTATTGGAATAATTTCAATTAAAAATTTTAATACTTCATAATTGTTATTTTTACATAATGTTAAAATAATCGGTTCATATTCTTTATCAGTTCCATTAATATCTATGTATGGATTTAATCTAAATAATAATTCTATAATTTCAAATTGGTTATTATTACATGCTAATTTCAGACCTACAAACCAATCTTCATCCGTAATATTAAAATTTTTAATTTTTAACCAGTCAATTAATTTAACATTACCAATTGAACAAGCTCTTCTAAATGGATGAATTTCATCATAAAAATCACTAATACTATATTTTTCTTTATAAAAATTTAATAATTCACTTGTATCAGTAAATAACATTTTATTTAAATTATCTATATCTGTATTTAAACATGCTTCTAAGAATTTTTCTGGTGTAATAAACATATTCTAAATAAAATATTTTATTTAATATAATTTTAAAATTTTATTAATCAAATTTTATTAATCAAATTTTATTAATCAAATTGTAATAAAAATAATAAATGTTATAATAAATCCTTGAAATCCAATATTAAAATCCAATATTAAAATGGTGTTTTTGGTCTTATATTTATCCAATTTTGAATATATTTATTTTCTTGTAATTTATTTACAATACCACGTATTTTTATAGTATTTCCGGTTGCCTCATATGCTCTTGCGACATCATCAAAAAATTGTATTATTAATGAATATAATACGACATCGGCTAAACTTAAATAATTACCCACCGCATGATTAGTATTATCCATAATAATTTCTAAACTTTCTAATTTATTTGGTAAAGTTTCTAAAAACCATATATTTATAGCCTGTAATCTTTCAATATTATTTGTTTTTTTTACTTTTTGATATGCATCTTTAATATCTCTAACATATTCACATATACTATCAATCACGGCTGCTTCTAAATCATTGGTTCCCATCATATTAAATCTTTTAGCTATATATCTTTCTATAGCTTTTGATTGTGGAATAATACGATTTTCTACTTGTAAATATGGTAATTTATTTAAAGAATAAATTAACTTTCCTTCATTTTTATCACTATCAAATTCATCTTTAATACTATTATGACTTTCCCAATCTAATATTTGTATTGGATATCTATAATCTTCATAATTTTTATTAGCTAATGCTAATAAAAATCTACTTGTTTCTGCTAATCCTCGTGCGTTAAAATATACTAGTTTCATTATAAATATCATTCATAAAAATAAAAAATCAAATAAACTTATTAAATTTCATAATATTGATTATTATTGTTATTGTTATTATTGTTATTGTTATCATTGTTATTATTATTGTTATTAACATTATTATTGTTATTAACGTTATTATTGTTATTAACGTTATTATTGTTATTATTATCGTTATTATTATTATTATTTTTTTCTAAAAAAAGGTATATTAGTTTAAATAAAATAAAAAAAGGTAGTAAAAATATATCTAAAAATATATGAAGACATTTATTTATCTTACTATCTATTATAACTGTTAAATAATGCATAAATGACATTACGCCAATTATAACTACAAAATATGTATACATTAATAGTTTAATGTATACTAAATTATTACAAACACATGTTATAGAATATATATTATTTAATATTTGTAAAATAAAGGAAAATAATATAAATAATATTCCAGTTATTGGTTCAATTATTACATATAAAATGCTAAAAAATATTGTTATTATGGTTGATATATTTATATCCAAATAATATTGATATGTTAATGATGAATTTTGATATTTATTACAAATAGTTTTCATATTTGTAATATTTAAATTAGCAGGATCCCAATGTATATCTATTTGACTTATAATATTTATAAAACCAAACATACAAAATGGTAATAAAATTAAATGAAGATAATAAGCCCATATATAAAAATCATATAATGATCTATGTTGTAATATTTTTTTATAGCACATTTATTTAGTATTATTTCTATTAGTATTATTTCTATTAGTATTTATTATTTTAAATACAAATTTAAATATATATATTATTTAATATGTATAATGAAATAATTAATCCATCAAATAATAAAAAATATAGTATATTTAGCAAACAGGGTTTAAAAACAATTAAAAAATATATTAATTCATCTAAAAAATTACCAATACATAAGCTTGTAGGAGTTAATTCTCATCCTTTTGTTTTATATTATTTTAAAAATATAAAAAATTACGAAACTAACCAGAAAATATCAAGTATATTATTTATAGGGGAAGAACATGAGTTTTCTAAATATAAATGTAAAAAACATGAAAAAGATTGTTATAATATCAATGAATTTCAAAAAGCAATATTTAAATATATTGATGAAATGGGTTGTGAACTTGATGTATTTATTGAAAATTATACAAAAAATATAAATACAACAATTGGTGCTAATGACATTTATGAATCTTTTGTTAAAACTGAAAAATCCATGTTAAAATCTTGGAAAAATAGATTTATTATGAAATCTGAAAATAATTTTAATAATTTACTTAAAAAAAATATAAAAGGAGAATCAATTAGTAAATATAATAATGTTTTTTTTCATTTAGTTGATTTAAGATATATGTTTAATGGTAAGTTAAATGTATTTGTAGCAATAAAATTATTAGAAATGGATATTAATGATATGTTTCCATGGTTTAATTTTAATAAAACAAATATCCAATCAATTTTAATATATCTATTATGTAAAAAAACAATTAAAACTAAAAATGAATTCAATAAAGGAGAAAAAATTATAAAAAAAATGAGTAAAACTATTGATGTAAATATAGGTAATAAAATTAAAACATATAGTTTTATGAATTTTATAATTCTTTATAAAAAATTAATATCTATGATAATCGCAAATTTTAAAAATGACCAGAAATTTATTTATGATTATATTAAGAGCGTTATAACAATAACATTTGTGTTTGGTCCAAATTTTTTATTTGATACTTTGGATAGTTTATTAATGGATATTTATAATATAAATAAAATGTTTAAAATTCCACGTAAAAATATTGTATTTTACGGAGGAGGATGGCACTGTATGTTATATTGTGAATTTATAAAACAACATTATAAAATGTCACCTACTATTAATAGTAAAAATAAAATTTTTGAAGAACTTATTTTAGAAAATTTTAATTATGAATGTGGAATTTAAGTTTAATAAAATAGATGTTTATAAAAATAATAATAGATATGTTAATTTTAATTTTTAAATAAAATATAAATTTATTTTTATTTAAAATATAAATAATTAATAATTAATAAAATAACTATGATTACTAAATTTTTTAAAAAACTTACATCTAATAATTTAAATTTAACATTTATTGGAATGCCTGGTTCAGGTAAATCATATCTAAGTAATAAATTATCTAAAAGATATAATTTGCCTTTACTGGAATTAGATGAAATGATAGAAAATAGAACTAATATGTTATTGCCTGAAATTATAAAATATCAGGGTGAATCAAGATTGGCTGAACTTGAAACACAAGAAATTCTTAATATAGATTTTTCAAAAAAAGGTCAAATTATTTCTACTGGAGGAAGTGTAATTTATTCAAAAAAAGGTATGAAACATTTGCAAAACCCCAATAACCTAATAATTTTTTTAGATGAAGATTACGACATTCTTTCTGAAAGGACCGAAAATTTTTCAAATAGAGGTATTATATTTGATGGGCATTCCCCATATGAATTATATTTTACAAGATATCAACTATATTTAAAATATTGCGATTTAAAAGTTTATCCACCACAAAATATATTATTTAACATTATTACATATATGAAATTAGTTGATTAAAATTTTACTGTACTTGATTTGTAGTTGATTTAAATTTCAATATATATATATTAATTAATAAAATAATTTTCCTATTTTTGTACCATTTATTCTACATATTGGACAAATTATTTTTTTATCAATTTTAAATTGTTGATCCAAACAATATTTACACACACAATGACCACATGGTATAATAAACGAGTCTTTTAAGTTAGTTAAACATATTGGACATTTCGAAATTGTTTCTGTTTCCGGATTATTATTAATATATTTTAAAAGAACTTTTAATTCTAAATATAATTTTTTATAATTTGATATTAAACTTGGAAAACCAGTTTCATTTATTTTTTTATCAACATGTTCATTTAAAATTAAATTTATTTCAGAATCATCCTTAATTTTTTTAAAAAGATTATTAGTTTTTTGTTTCCAATCATTTAATTCTTTTATTTTATCTTTGATATCTAATAATTTAATTTCAATATCCTTATATTTTTTATATTTTGTAGCAAATAATTTTTTTAAATTTTCAATATTTTTTTTCCATTCATTAATATCAATATTGTATTCTTTTTTAAAACTTTCTAATGTTTTATTAATATCGTCATTTTCTAAATTCATAAATTCTATTAATGGATTATCAAATATTTCATTTATATTAGGATTTTGAAAATCATTGATAATAGAATTATATATATTTTCAAGATTACTATTACAAATTTCACTAATATCATGCCAAACAGTTTTATTTGTTTTTTCTGATATATTTTTTTGTATATTTTTTTTACATAAAATTGTAGATACTTTTTCAAGGGCATTTAAATTTTTTTTATGCATAAAATATATTGAAATACAAATATTACCAATAAATGAAACAGCTGGTAATAATGGATATTTTATAAATGTTTTTAATAATCCAATTTCGCGTATTGAATTAAATAAATGTTTATTAGAATAAATTATAAAAAAAATTAAAATAACTATTATAAATAGTAATGAATAATTAGTTTTTTGTATAATTTTCAAATATTTATCAATTATTTTATTTGAATTTGTTTGTTGTAAATTATTTGAATTATTTGAATTATTTGAATTATTTAAAAATATATTATTTATTGTTTCTTCTAATAATTGAGGAATTGAATTTTGATTAAAAGTCATTGATATAATTTCAGGCATATAATAATAGATTTATAAAATAAATAAATTATTTACACATATATACTATATTATATTTATAATTACATTTTCATAATTACATTTTCATAATTACATTTTCATAATTACATTTTCATAATTACATTTTCATATTAAAAATATTCTCTTATTTTCGATTGTCCTCTGGTGGTGCATATTATTCTGCCAAATTTTTTACCATCCATTGTGCTTCCATCATTCGTTGTGTCGTCCGTGATCGTCTAACTGGTGCTACCGCTGTCCAAAAATATTATCAGATACATACGCCCTCTATTAATATTAATTTAAAATCTTCCGGTTGTTCAGATAACTTCAAATGAATCAAATATCTTAAAGTATCCTTGAAATTTGAACATATATCACCATTACTCTCAGCTGAAGCTTCCGCCCCAGCTTCCTCAGCCCCAGCTTTTTCCGCTTCAGCCCCAGCCTCAGCCTCCGCTTCAGCCCCAACTTTACCCTCTCCATTTCCAATATTACTATTACATGATAATGTTAATTTATCACAGCGATGATATGATCTAAACCAATCTCTTAGTTTTTCCAATTTTTCCAATTCTGTGTTTGTGTTTTTTTCAAAAAAACCAACAGCATATGTAGAATCGTCTTTCCGGCCTATAAGTTCTTCCAGTTCAGTTTCAATCTCTTCATCATCCTTTAGTCCTTTATTACGTCTGTGCTTCTCCACGAAGTCATCTTCATCATCTTCTGTAAATTTAATAGACCAGCCCCGATATCTTTGCGATAAGGTTTTATTAATCTTTTCTGCAATTTTTTGAATCTTTTTTAGATATTTGTTAATAAAATCTTCAATTTCATCGCGGCGCTCGGGTGCGGCGACTCGACGCTGGTCGGCGGGGCGGGGACGCCGCGCTTTTCTTCCGGCGACGGCGACGGCGGCGCCGGCTGTATCTTCAATTTTATTTGTACGAAGTAATTCTTGATGTTTTTCCCATAACATCCCACACGGGCTTATAAAATATTTCCAATATTTTTCGGCATTCATAATTTTTAAATCGTTTAAAAAAGTTACTCTATTAAAAGGTAAAATTTGTCGATAATATAAAGTTTCATAACTTTGTATTAAATATGCAAATTCACCTTTCAATATAACTATAAACTGGTGATTATAATCCTCAATATTTCGTGAGCTTATATTTAAATGTAAATAATAGGTTTTATTATTTCTTAAATGTAAATACCTATCACCATTTACATTTAAATTATAGGTTTCAGAATCAGTTTCCTCCTCGGCAGTTTCTGTTGTTATAGGTAATGAGTATTCCCCATGTAATTCCAATATTTTTCTATAAAAATCTTCTGCTGTTTCCACACATGAAGTATTTTGTTGTGGGAGATGATGACCCTCTACCTGTACCAAGTTGTATGGTATGGATAATAATTGCTTTAGAACCTGAGGATCACCGACAAGAGCGCCGCTATCACCCCTCATGCTGTCGTCATGAACTAGTACTGCTGTCGTCGGTCGTGCTGCCGTCAGTGGTCGACGACGAACTAGTGCTGCTGCCGTCGGTCGTGCTGCCGTCAGTGGTCGACGACGAACTAGTG